CGCGCAGACGCGGTCGTCTTGTATATAACATTAAGCCTGTCGGCAAGAGGAAGTGTACCTGCATATCTGTAGATTCTGAGGATCACACTTTTCTTGCGGGAGATTACGTTGTAACACATAACACCCAGACTATGCTTATCAAGAAACTCATCAATTGCATCCCTTGCGACCCGAAGTGGGAGATTTTTACCAAGTATGGCGTGAAGCACCGCCCGTTTCGTGGCGCAAAGAACATCGGACTCGCCTCATATGAGTTGGATTTCCACACCGACACGCTCCTTCCCATGATTTTGGACTGGGCACCAAAGCATGAGTTGGGGAAATACGCCAAGGACTTCAAAGGCAAGGGCGCTAAAAAGGTCACAATGCGCGTAGACCCAACGCTTGAGCTTGAGTCTGGCTCCAAGGTCATGTTTAGCGCCATGTCGCAGTCTCAGGGCAAGTTTGAGGGTAATGTGAAGCACGACTGGGGCTGGGACGAGCAAGGATCTGAAGCGGCGTTTGACGGTGCTGACGAACGTACCCGGACATATGCTGCCGGTCGCCACGATTTCGCCATGACTCCCCATAAAGTTGAGGGCCGTCCCGACACAGGCGCGGGTTCGTGGATTAATAAGCTGTATTCAGGTGAGTCAACCAAGGGTCACAGCATTGGCATCTACCAGGGACAGGTCTGGGACGTACCGGACTGGATCTACCCAGAGAAGTCGAAGGTTCAGGCGTTCGAGAAGTGGGTTGCGGAGCCGATGCGCACAATGAATGACAAGGCTAGGCGTGAAGGGGAGTCGCGATTCTTTGGTAAGTGGCATGAGTCGAGCGGATTGGTCATTGATGAGTGGGATAGTACGAAGCACGTCATTGAACCGTTCGAGATTCCTAGCCACTGGACGCGGGTTCGTGGTGTTGACCACGGCGACAAGCATCCGGCAGCGTGTCTGTGCTGTGCGGTATCGCCCGCAGGAGACCTGTTCGTGTACCGTGACTGGCTTCGGACGGGCTTACTTGCCTCTCAGGTCGCTAAAGAGATTATCGAGGCTTGTGGCAACGATAGGAAGCGCATTGGGTCATACAGAAACCCGAAGACCGATGTGATGTATGACAAGTATCAGGAGGTTATGAGTGGGGAACACTTCGCATGGACGGTGTTCGATGCCCGTGCCTTCTCCCATACTACGAAGGATTCGGGGCTGACCCTTGCAAAGCTGTACAATATGGCGGGGCTGAAGGTTAAGCAGGGAAGTGGTAAAGATTCTGACCACTATGTTCCCATAATGAAGGAGTGGTTCGGCCTTGACTTGGACAAAACACACTTCTCTTCTGGCGAGAAAGGCGCACCGCGCATCTATGTGTTCAATACCTGCACGAATTTCATCAAGACAATTAAGCGGTGGGTGTGGGTGGAGCGGAAGACGAAGAGTTCCGAGCGGTTGGCAAAGGAGTCGCCCACGAAGAATGAGGACGATTTGATGGACTGTCTGAAGCTAATCATTCAGAACAACCCGAAGTACATTGGGAATCCGAAGAGCGTTGACGGTGACTTCTATGACGGATTAGATGACTATGAGTGCGCTAGTCGGCGGAAATATAAACCGCTTGACTCTCGAACGGGATATTAATTTAAACTTTGTTATTGACTATGTTACAAAAATGTAGTATCACAGTTAACAGTTACAAAATTGTAAGGGAAATTTATGTCTAAATTAGAGGCTTTAAATGGTTACGTATTTGTTTTACGAGATCCAAAAGAACATAACGTGGGTGGAATTAGCATCAGTGATGGCGCTCAGGTTGGTTCGCTATTTGGAACTATTGCTTGTATAGGTGAATGTTCCTACGCAAGCGTTGGAGATCGCGTCCATATCCCGCACTATGGGGTGATGGATGTAGAGGTTAATGGACAGGTTTATGCCATGTTCAAGCAAGACCGTTTGTTCTTCGCGAATGGCGAATGCGTCAATGGATATGCTTTAGTTCGCAAGTGTGCGAATGACCACATACGCGACGATGATGGAGAGATCGCGCTGTATATGACGGAGAAGCATATTGAGTGGACTACATGGGTCGAAGTGCTTGACATCGCAGAAGATTGTTTAACCCTTAACCGTAGATATATTGGCATGTACTGCGTTGCTCCTGAGAACGATGAGAAGCTGGCGCGTATTGGAAACACGAAGGACTTTTGCCTACACGAAAGTCTAATTCAATTTTTAACAGAGGACTAATCAATGGCTGACGCACAAGACTTCACACCCAACGAGGCTGAAATAGAAGTTAATGAGGCTTACTTCCAAACAGATGTAAAGAACTTGGTATCAAACGAGGACATCGAATCATTCACCAAAGGGTGCGTGAGCGATTACGAAGCACGATTTAAGGGTCAACGCGCAGAGTGGGACGAGGAGACCACGGGGATATGGAATCTCCAAGACGCGATGTGGCGGTCAGGGCTGAACGATTCAGCGGTCCAAAGCCAGAAACATCGAGGCGCAAATGAACCCGATCAATGGGAGCGAGCGAAGACGGGTTCAACACTCTTCTACCGTCAGGTTCGTCAAAAGGCATCGAATGGGTACGCGGTTCAAACCTCCAGAGACGTACCATTCAAATACGATGCAATCTCATCTTCTGAGTTCGACAAGGCGGAATATGCGGATGCGCGAGCCGATAAGCTCAACCTCCTCGCCAAGTGGTCAATGAAGAATGACAAGTTCGGCCTCAAGTGCATCGACTTCTGGACGCAGGTTTATAAGTATGGCAACGTCCCGGTTATGGTGGAGTGGGTTCAGGAGATGGGCAAGAAGGTTATCTCTGAGCCGGTCTTTGAACCAGGCACCAACAACATCACCGACACCGTTAAGCGCGAGATTGACACCGCAATCGTCAACCGCCCCACCTTTAACGTCCTTCCCGTAGAGTCCCTCTACGCCGATACCGCCATTGGCAACATCCAAGATCAGGAATGCGTGATTGTTAGCACGGTGGTGAGCATGACAGACCTCATTGACGGGGTACGTTCTGGGATTTATCGGGAAGATTTGATTGAACTCATTGGTCGGACGCAGCAGTGGGACGGCTCTTCCGGTGGTTATGACAACCAGAACAATAAGAAGAACAACCGTGGCATGGAGCGCGAGCCGACTAACAGCGGAACGGGCCAGTATTTGAAGCGGGAGATCTTTGTCAACATGCCGATTGATGATGAGAAGGAAACTTGGGATGAGATGAAGAACATTCCTAAGCGATTCCGCGTCACGATGTTTGGCAACACCCCGAACTCAGCAATTGTTGCACGGGTTGAGCGCAATCAGGAGCCGGATGATACCATTCCGATTGAGATGATCCACGCTAACCCTGATGATGGCGACCTCCTTTACCACATCTCTGACTATGAGGTGATTCGTAGCAACATTGCAACGGAGACCACGCTCATTCGACAGACCCTTGACAATAACACGCTTGTCAATAAGCCGCCTCAATGGGAGGTTGCGGGTGCCGTAGAGGGCAATGACCGTTCATTCGGCCCAGAAGCTAGATGGATTGTTGATGATCCCAACAGCATCGGGTTCATTGATGTGCGTGACCTTTCTCAAACCAACATTCAACTGCTCCAATACATCAAGGAGGATTCCAACACCGCAAACGCCATCGATAAGAATATGGTGGGCGAAAGCTTCGGTGCAAGGACAACCGCATCAGAGGCTACAACGATTAGTGGCAACTCGCGGCGACCCAATGTAGTGAACATTGAGTATATTCTTCAGCAGTTTGTGTCATTCTATGCCCAACGCCTCAAGGTTTCGTGGGAAGCGTATGGTCGTCACGATCAAATCATCCAGATTACGGACGACAACGAGAACCGCCACTTCATCAAACCTACCGGAATTAGCGGAGAGTTTGACATTGTTGTTGATGTTGTTGACGATATGAAGGATGAAGAGGTCAAAGCACAGCGCCTCATCAATGGGGCGACCACATTTGCGAATAACCCGCAACTCTCTGGTCAGGTTGACTGGGCGCTGATGGCATCGGAACTCGCTGAAAGCATCTTCGGCACGGACAAGTTCATTGTTCCTGCGCAGGATGGGGATGCGGTAGCCACCGCCAACAACAATCTGGTTATGATGTTGCAACACGGTCAGCCTCCGCAACTTACGCCTGACATGAACCTCGCTAAACACCTTGAGGTTTACAAGGAGGCGCGTCAGCAATGGAAGGGTTACGAGGATCAGAACCCCAACATTCAGGTTCTTGATAATGCAATTGGTCAGCTTGAGCAGATGGTTGCGCAACAGAATCAGGGTGGTGGGCAGCAGGCTCCGCAGGGATTGCCTCAAGCGCAGGCCCAACTACAACAACAACTCACATCGGGGGCACTTGGTGGCGTACAATAACTTAGGACATTACGGACTAGACTCTAGCGACATGCGTCAATGGGCGGGTTCTCCCGCTACAAAGGCGTTCATCGCTGAGATAAATGATCAGAAAGACTTGGTATTCAAGCAGTTACTTAAAGGTGGCGAGAAGAAACATAGCGAGAATGCTGAGTCTTATAAAGCTTTTGATAAGGTGCTACGCTTAATCGAGTGGGCATCTAAGGTGAAATAATTTCCACCCACTGAGGGGTGGTCAAAACGAGGTGTGCTACATTTTTGTAATTTTATTATTGACTATGTTACAAAGTTGTAGTATACATTAACGCAGAAACTAAGGAGAGCTACGTGGATAACGAAGCTAACGAAGAAGTAGAGAATGATGTTTTTGATTTCCTCGCTACGCAGAGCGAAGAGATTGATGACGATAACGGTGAGATTGATACTGACACCGATGACATCCAGGTTTTGAAAGACCGGATTAGTAAGAGAAATCAAACTATCCGCAAATCAAAGAAGGCTAATCATCGGATTCAAGAAGAAAACGAGGCTCTAGAACAACGCCTTGCAGACCTTGAAACTAAGTTGAACTCACCCGCGCCAAATGCAGAGGCGCAAAATCAGGAACGTAAAGAGGTTCTTGAGCAGTGGCGAGACAGTGTTGCAGACAAACCGGAGAACGCGCTTGATTACACCAACGCGGTCGTAGGTGACCTGAAGAGTACAGTTGCAGATTTGCTTGCAGCTCAACAGGCCGACTTCGACAGCAGGCTGGCACAGATCAAGAGCGATATTGATCCAGAGAAAAATAAGTATCGTGATAAAATTAATTCGTTGCGTCAGAACCCGGACTTCGCGGATATGGACGACGATGTATTAATGAAGCTCGCAAAGAATCTTTCGGAGAAGGTTCCGCGAGGTACAGTTAGTGGTCGCAGGGCAATGCCTGATAGTGACCCAGACAAACGCCTCGAAGATTTGAAAGCGAAATTTAAAGCACAATACTCTAACGGATAACCGGAGAAGTTTATGACAAGCCAAGAAGAAACGAATATTGACGCACTTAAAGCAGAAGCCAAGGAATTGGGTGTTGCGGGGTGGCAAGCGATGAAGAATCCAGAAAAGCTTCAGGCAAAGATTGATGAAGCGAAGAAGGGCACAGTTCGGAAGAAAGCGCCTAAGATGCAGGTGACAACGGGTGCGGGTAATGGCCGCAACGCGATGATTGCCAAGCTCGAAGCGCAAGATCCAGACTGTAAATATCTCACGCAAAACGCCAAGCTGACAGCCGCCGAAGCAGAAGCCAAAGGTTTTGAAATTGTCAAGAAAGACAATGGAGATCTCATGTATTGTGGGGGCGACATCATTGTTCGTACAGACAAGGAATCATATAATGCGTGGCAGAATGGTCGCACCGAAAGTTCACTGAGGGCAATGAAAAGTATCGATAAAGATTTGTCAACAGAGGGTGGAGGTCAGATGATTCAGTCTGCCACAGAGAACCCAAAGAAGGGTATTGACCCTTCATAAACTATTCTTAGGAGAATATTATGGCAGTTACAGGAATTAAAGGGCTACCTGAAGTAGTCAAAATTGGCGGAATGGTCGAAGAGCGTTATGACTATCTGGCTGGCGAAGCTTATGCGGCTGGCGATTTGATTCGTCTCGCATCTGGCGGAACCATTAAGTTGGCTGAAGCTACTAGCGCTGGAGCCGTTCACGGCTTGGCACTCGAAGCGGCGGCAATTGGTGATGTAGCAAAGATCGTTCTGTTCGCAGATGATACTGTTGTTTCCATCCCGACAATCGACGGGGAATCCCCCGCAGACCTCACAAAGAGTTTGAGTTACGCTCTTGAAGTGGGAACAGGTGCATACGCTGTTACTGCTACCACCACAAATGGTGTGGCTACAGTAGTTGGTTATGCAGACGACGGACAGCCGTGGGATGATGCTTATGGTTCATTCGACCAAGATTCGGCAGTAGACAATAACCGCGTAATGGTTCGCTTCAAGCAGACCATTCTTGACGCCAACGTAGCATAAGGAGAAATATCATGGCTTGGAATTTTGGTGAAAGTGTAAAAAGTAGTGTCCGTTCCGGTTCTGGTTATCAGCTTCTTGATGCCGAAACTGGTGATTTCTATACAGCGGCTTTAGACGAAGCTGCTAATCTGCT